TTGCACAGGGCTTGACCATTTCACACCTCGCACTTCGGCAATATCTAGTTTCGCACCAACCGCCTCAAGAACCCCCGTAGAGTGCATGAGCCTAAAGCCAGCAGATGGGAAGCCTGTAGGGTCGGTAGCGAAATTCGACGATTTGATATATCCTGTGGTGCCTAAAACAATGTTTTGTGCAAATAAATTTTGTATAAATGCACTCACCGCCCCAAGCGCAGTGAAGAACGCATCGAAACCACCATAATTTGAGGCTGTGCCATATCCATTCTTCTCAGCCCAGGCGATGTCAGCCAGTGCTTCAACCATCTTCGCCTGCAAGGCAACGCTTGACTCAGTTGTAATCCTTGTCGGGGTGCCAGCATTGCTATACCAAACACCACGCAATAATGGAGTGTCGTCCGTGTCGTAGACAAGCCACCAGTCGCCATTGTTATAGCTCGATGGATGAGCGGCCTCATATTTGCCAAGATAATGCGGGGTATAAGTAACAATATCCCCCGTAGTAAGCTGTGGTGAGCCATCGGCAATCCAAGACGTGGTGTATACGTACCATTGACGCGTATCGGTTTTGTAAAATGTATCGCCAGTCAGCAATGGCTCATGAGTTTGTGCAACAGGGAGCGTGGTACCATCAGGCCAGCGTTTCGGTGTAATACGGTCATATGTTGCAGCCAATGGGGAAAGACATCGGTACAATAAGCCGGAAGCAAGGAACACATCATTCGTTTCCGCATTCGCCTGCGCCGTTGCGAGGTCAGCCCAGACGGTGATTTTCTTATCAGCCGTATCCTGTGCTTCATCGGCCGCCGCCTGCGCTACAGGGTCACTCACTACAGTCCATGCCGTGCCGGACCAGGTATTCCACACAGCACCCGTGGAGGTGCGCCAATAATCTCCTATATGTTCGTTCTTGAGCGCGGTCGTTGTCCAATCCACCGAAGGGTCAGTTGCCTGCGTGTAAAAAATAATTGCTCTATCGATTTGAGTTTGAAGATTTAATTCAATTTCATCAGCATAGGCCTCAGCTTCTGTCTTTGCGGTAGTCGCCCTATTTGCCGCCTGCTGGTCAGATATGGCGTTCAGTAGGTTTCGATATGCCGTCCTATAGGCTGCCAGAAGGTTATCCAGCGCCCCAGCGGTAACAGTAGATGGCACATCCATTGATTTAAGCACGCCCGAAGTGCCCCAGAGAAAATCCCGCAGGTTGTTCGTTGCCAATAAATAAGCATCGGTGTTCACGGAGAGCGAAACCGCATTCGCCACGATAGATGAATATTCGCCGTCCTTCGTAGGCGAGCTTGCGGTAAGTGCGGTAGAAACATTTATATCGTTATAGATTTCCCTCCAACTAGTAAGAAGCGAGATTTTCTCCGATGGGGTAATTTTACCATCATCATCGAGAGCATCGGCGCGGTAATCGGCCATTGTATAGAGTTTTGGCAGAGATTTACCGAGATAAAGGCCGCGGATTTCGGAATCGGAGAGAGCACGATTATAAATAATAAATTCATCAAGAGAACCATGATAAATATGAACCATATCAGAAGTAGCAAATAAAACTAAATTATTTGTATTCCCAATATCGCTCGCATAAGTTGTAGAAGCCACAAAAACACCATCTTTATATGATTTTGCAATTAAGTCGGTACCAAAAACCAAAACCAAATGGTGCCAATTAGAATCTGTATCATTTATGCCTGAATTAAGCTCCCCACCTTTGAAATACCATTTACAAAAACCAGTCCATCTTGTTAAATACCAACCAGTTTCTGTTCCATATGCCCCCGAAACATTTTTAGCTATTAATCTTTCATAATTAGCATTAAGAGTATCATGTTTTACCCAAACACTTATTGTCATCCCAGTAGAAATGCTAGGGTTACCTATATTCTTATTTGTATTTATATATTTGCTAGCAGAAATATTATAAAGCCCATTATTTGATATAGATTTAACAGGAATTACACCATTATTTGTACCATATGTCCCATTCCCCGAATTATCAATTACACCAGGCGGGTAAATGTATGCGCCAGTGCCGATATATACTACCTCAATATATGAAGTATCTAATTTTTGACCATTTGGATAAATAAATAAGGAACCATAAGTTGAATTGATAATTGTAGATGCAATAACTTCAGTAGTAGAAATACGATCATGAGTAGTAAAATTAACAATTGATGAACCATTGTAATATTGGACAACAGGATTCAATACAGAAGTTGTTTTTACTTTTACAACAACTAGTTTGCCATTTTGCGATGTACTACCCCACGCAATCGCATGATAAGCTTCCGAAGGAACAACTTTCATCATTCCATTCTCAATGGAAATAGTGGTTTTGTGTGGCCACCAAGAATCTAATGTCAATCCAAAATTACTTTTATATGTTACTCCAGCAGGGTCATCTGGAATTTCAGGAACTTCGTCGAAAGAGTAATAAAGAGCTGGAGTATCAGTAGGAAGCACGGCATCATATAGTTCCCACGCGGAACCAGTCCAGCGATAGAATTGAGACATCCATACACCTAGTTGACCTACATAGGTTCCTGAGGGAGTAGATGAAGATGTCATTACGATAGCATTCTGACCGTCAGCGCCTTTAGGGCCATCTACGACTACAGGAATTATCTCTTCATCAACTTTTGTTACCGTGCCACCTGCAAGATACAGGCTTACTCGCAAAGCAGCAATGCCAGCAGATGGAGTATATATTTTTGACGATTCGTCAGCACTTGAAGTATACTTGTCAGTATAATTTGTGCCATCAGTTGTTTCTGCAATCACAAAACGGCCTGCATAGTCTGCAACAGTTCCCGCTGAAGCAACACTTTTAGCACTGACAGTTATCGTGCTCGGTGTATAAACCCCAGCTTGCGATTTCTGGATTGCCGCTGCCGATACAACAAGCATGTAAGCAATCCCACCCTTCGCCTTCGAAATGGTAAACCGGCAGGTGATCGACGAATAGCCACTTCTGCTTGCTGTCAGGTCAACATATCCTGTATCGGCTGTCAAGTTCGTGACAGTATATGTCCTGCCTGACAAAGAGCCAGTTATCCCCGCTGATGGCGATGCGCTCACCGTCCAGTTTGCCGAGTCATCAGTCGAGCCGATAAAGATGGACATAGTTGTGGCACAGCCGGTGTAGTTGCCGTTGTTGCCGTTCGCATCGGTCGGGACGGTATGGCTCTCGTTTGACAAGTTGGCAATAATAGCTGGCTGTCCAGCCGGGCCGGTTGGCCCTGTGGGGCCAGCAGGACCCTGTGGTCCCACTGGGCCTGGTATCAATGTTTGCGGAGTAACCGTCGGCCAATGTGCTACCGTATCGTTAAGGTTTATCGGTCCGACACCAACAGCCTCATATTCCGCGCCGCTGCGTCCGAGTGTATAGCGCTTGCGCGTTACCATGACGTTCGCATCGAGGCCGGTAAAAATCGGATCATAGAGCCGGACAATCTCGCCCGGCTCGATAAGGTCGCCGTTAGGATAGAGAGTCTCGGACGGGTAGAGTGAGTCTGACGGATATAGCAAGCCGCGATATCCGCGGAACTGGTACACTTGCTTTGAGTTTTTGTAGTAGTAGTAGAGCAAATTGCCAAATGCCTGCGCCTCGGCTTTGGTTGTGATGGTGCTTGCGTCAATCTCGCGCTTATGCCGGCTTGCCTCGCCGGCGATTACCTTACTGTTGGCAGATTTGACGCGGATATTGGTTGCGTTAACTTTAAGTCGGTAAATGTACTGCGTCGTGCCTCCGCCGTTGTAAAACCTGATCCGCGCAGACTTGCCGAGATTGGCAAACTCTGCCGTGATGCCGCTGTCCTTACTAATGTCGAGCGCTGCCGAGTCAACCATGACGACATCGCGGCCATCCTCGGTCTTATAGTCGATGTAGGCGTAGGTGTCCGCGTTGCAGGTGTCTGGATAGTATGCCCCTGGTGCTATCGGGATAAGGCAGTCATAGGACGCTGTTTGTCCTGTTGTGTCGCGATGGACAACGCCGCTGGCAATGGTGCTTATCTCGTCAAACTTGACGTCAATCTCGCGGGTATCGTAGAGCCGCTTATTGACGACAATGCCCGGCGTCGAGTTATCGCCGATGATGCCCTCTTGCGTTGTCAAGGTCTGTGTTGGCGAGCCTGTCATGCCGGTGAGGGCAAAGAGATAGAGTTGACCAGCCGCGTTAAAGTCAAAGACATAGAGATGCTCAAGTAAGAGCTTACTCAAGACATCCCAGTAAGTGCGCCCGTCCTTATCAAGTACCACCATGTACACTTGCTGGCTGATGGTCGGCAAGCTAGATGCAAGCGTTACGCCGGCACGTGTTGCTATCTTGTGGATGACCGAGTGCGCCGTGTTGGCTGGGTCGCATATCTTGTCGCCGGCAAAGGTGGTCCCGATGCCATCAGCCGATACCCATGCGGTCTTTAGCTTGCGGATACCCGGGTCCTCGCACTCAATCTTGACATCTTGCGCGCCACGGGAAGTGATGGAAAACCGGAAGCTATCCGTAAAGTAGCCTGTAAAGTAGGTCGTACCATCCGCGGCGACACTCACGCCGATTGCGTCGTCGTAGGCTAGTAACTCATCGAGATACGGGCAGGTGCGGGACAAGACAAACTCGGCGGAGTTAGTGTTCGGCTCAAGTGAGTCGGTAAACAAATGCGTATCAATCTTGATTGAGTCTTTGATGACCCAATTTGAGAGGTCATATTGCGTTGCGCCGCAAGTTGCCAATATACTAATCGTCATAGCTTAAGTCCCATAATAGGCCAAAGCCTCAAACTCGGCTCGAATCATCGCCGCGAATTGCCGCATGCCGTTATCGCCAACAACCGGCGACTGCTGGTAGATATTGATGGTGATAGACTGTGAGCGATATTGCGCCGACTGTGCGGCGGTCGCACCTGCCGCGTTAGCGCCGGCCTGTACAACGTCGCCATACTCAATCTTTTGCAGCTTGGCGTCCCCGTAGGACGCATACTGCACGGATATGCCAGTCAACCAGGCAAACGCGTTAATGACCGCGGCAATGGCGTTTTGCACGGCGGTAAAAACCCGGATAAGTGCGTTGGCGATGGGTATGATGACGTTGTTGTATAGCCACACAAACGCCTTGCCGACAAGCTCGATAATGGGTGAGAGCGCCTTAAGGACTGGCGCAAGGACTGCGCCAAGGGTTTGGCCGATGATGGCGAGGATGCCCATGAGCGGGGCGAGCAAACTAGAGATGACAGGCTGCAAGGTCTGCACCATCGCCTGCACGATTGGGATGAGCGCAGCTAGCAAAGGGTTGGCCGACAAGACAATCTGCAAGATGGGCTGTAGTGCGTTTGCTAATGGGTCTAGCGCCGACATAATCCCATCAAAAGCGCCAGCCGTCGATAATCCAGATGACATTAAGTTGTCGTAGAATTGACCGCTGATTTTCGGCAACTCTATGATAACTCCCTTAATCGAGCCTTTGAGCGCATCAAAAAGACTGATTGTATCCTGCAGCGCTTGTACTTGCGCAAAGGCATTGAGACCACCGCCACCGATTGGCCCGGGAATAGTCGACTGACCACCTATGGTACCATTTGCATATCCCCTGATATTTATATTATCGGGCAGCAGATTGTTTGGGATTATCTGCTCCCCGCCATGGAATATGACAAGCTCAGGCCCTTCCTCGCCAACGAGTGCAAGACCGGGCGCAGCACCTTGGGTGCCCTTAGCGTATCGTTTCAGAGTTTCTGTGCCGTCTTTATTTTTTATATACTCACCAACAACGACATTATTTTTATTGACGAGAAATTTTCCGACCCGTTTTTCTCCCGACATCCACTGCACAGCTGTTTCAATCCCACCTATAACGTTTTGCACTGCCTCAATGACCGGCGCAAAAAAGCTGATAATTGCATCAATAGGTCCTTTTACAGCTGCTTTTAGCCCCTCCCATGCACTTGTCCATGCACCCTTTACCCCATCCCAGATTTTTTTTGCATAATCAGTCAGCGGTGTAAGCGAGTTTTTAATTATTCCTACAACATTTTCGACAATTTTTTTTGCTTCATTCCAAGCCGTTGACCAATCACCCTTGATTATAGCGGCGATAAGCCCAAATACATTTTTAACTATCTCCCAGAGTGCCTGAATATTTGGCGCAATTGTTTTGCCCCACACGTCTGCAAACCATTGCAAGACCGGCTCAACGACAGGCTTGAGCCCAATAATAATCTCCTCGACCGCAGTAAAAACCTCCTTTACGATTGGAGCAAACCCTTGTATAGTCGGAATAACCGGGTCGTTAAGAAACTTGACAAGGTTTTCCAGGATTGGTTGCACCGCCGGCATTATTGCCTCGCCAAGTGCCTCTTTCATATCTCCCCAGCTTTCGTTGAATTTTGCGACACTTGTTGCCGCCGTGTTGGCGAGTTTTTCGGAAAATCCACCAAAATACTGCTCTAAAATCTCGAGTGCATCGCCGGATTTCAACTCTTCTTCGGAAAGGTCTTTTAGTTCCGGAAAGAGTTGTCCAAGCTGACGAGCAGACCCACCAAAAGTTTTGTTGATTTGCTCAACAGAACTCTGAAAAGACTTGCCGGTTGCTGCAGAATAATCCGCGGCGAGCTTGATAATTCGCATCGTCTCGTCAGCGGTCCGACCAGTAGAGATGAGCATGGACTGCAGCGCTATCGTTGTGTCGTCGCCAATACCCGTGAGCGCTTGTAGGTCTGAGGCGAATTTCGTCAACTGCTCAAGGTCTGACAAGTCTGCTTTCGGACTGATGTCTAGTGCTGTTTTGAGAGACGTCAAGGCGCGTTCTGAATCCGCATATGCATTGACGAACTCACCGACTGTAGAAAAAGCACCTTTTACTAGATTTGTAATATCGCCAAACGTTACTGTAAAATTCTCGAGGATTTTTTTCCCAATTCCGCCAGTATCTTGCTCAAAATTAGCGAGGTCTTTTTTGGCGTCGTCTAAGCCTTGTTTGGTTCGGTTTTCTGCGCTAACAATTACCTTCGCCTCGGCCATCTATCGCTCCATCTGCTTACGCATCGCAATCCGATAATTGAGCTGTATCAACCGTAACAGCTCCATGGTTACTGCTGGCTGGTTTAAGATGCCGCCGGGAAACGGCAGCATCCTAAAGTCTCCTGACTGACTGTCGCATATCGGCAGGTATATGTCCGTGATGTATGGCAGCCAGCGGCCATACTCACGGTACAAGTCCTCGTTATACCTGCCGGCAAAAACCTCCTCACATAGACTGCTTACTTGTACTTTGTCCTGCTCGGCGAAAAGGCTCAAAGGCCCATCCAAGGTACTTTCCTACCAACTCTAATGCCGCCATAGGTTTGTCATAGACAAAATCAAGCGCCGCTTTTGGCTCAAGTTTGGTTGCCTCGTCAGCGAAAAAATTATGATCAACGATAAGCGATGCCATCATATCTTTGACGCCAGCGAGAATCTCGCGCTCTTTGAGTGTTGCAAGCTCACGTAAGGCCATGACCTGGTCGGTGTTTGGCTCGCGCAAGGTAATCCATGCCTCCTCGCCAAACTGCTCGGTCAGGTCAATTTTTTTGCTTAAAATCCAATTCTTTTTTGCGATAATCACAGTATTCCTCCTTGTGGTTATCAGTATGCGCTTGACGATGCGTCGATGATGGCCGCTGTTACCGGCTCGGTAGCGCCGACACTGGTCGGAGATCCGGACAGTTTGGCAGTCACAAGCCCAGTGCCAGAGATGCCGCGCTCGACGGTTGCGGAAACATTGTTGATGGTCAGGGTGAGCTGGTACTGCGTTGAGCCGGTGACAATGGACGGCGATTTGAGCACGATATCGATGGAGTTGATGACCGTGCCGGTTATGCTGTAGTTGTCATGCAGTGTCTCAACGGCCGAGTTGTAATTCATCTCGATATCAACCGTCAGCTCGCGCATCCCGTGGACTGGCTCAAGGTGATACAATCCGCTGGCAAAGGTCTGCCCGACATCCTCAAGCTTGTTGTCGCCCTTGAGCGAGACCGATTTGACATCGTAGCTTGTACCGCCAATGGTGCAGGTGGCGCTCACAACCTTAAACGCCTGCAATGCAAGCGGCGAGAGGACTGCAAGTGAGCCCGCCGACTCATCTTTGCCCATCCAGCTGATGGAGCCTTTGACATAATCGCCAACCTTGGCATCAAGAGACCAGCTTGCGACCTTGCACCCGGCATACTTTTTGACCGCGGCTTTGCGGTCGATGATGAGGGTATAACTCGGCAAAACCCCGTTGGCATCAGCAAGCGGGATTGTGTGCGTATGCGCGTCGGTTACCGGCGTATTGGCCGATACCGTGTCCGTGCCGCCAAGCATCGCCTTAAACAAAAATCCCGCATACTCCGGCCGTAGGACAAACGCCGTGTCACCCTGTGCAAGCAGTCCCATAAGGTCTTTTGCCGGCGCCGCCTTGCTCGCAATAAGCGAATCCTGCACCTTTTTATCGGGTGCGAGTTTGATAGACTCGCTCGTAAAATCGATTATCTTGGCACCAGCAACGGCTGTGCCCCAGGCACTCTCTTTGCCAATCTGCAATGTCGCTCCGCTTCCAGTTACTGCCATATGTTACTCCTCCGCCTCTTTGGGCGTATTTTCAGACTCAATCTTGACTGCGAAACCGTAGCCTACCAAAAACGCGGCCTCGCGCTCGTCAACATCATATTCCTTGCCATTCTCATACTTGGCATGGTTGCCTAGCATTTTGATTTTCACCTTCCGCTCTTTCATTTCAACCTCCTATCGGTACCAAGCCCTCATCGGGCATCATGTTGTCGTCAGGGTAGTAGATAGTTGTCCGCTCATAAGTAATAGTGCCTGTTATCTCTATGCCGACGGAATTTGTGAGTCCGACAATCGCAGGATAAAATTCCGCGGCGTTAATTTCACATTCAGCCAACGATCCGCCTAATGTGCGGTCCTTGTTGATGGCGTTTTGGATTGCCGCAAGGTAGTCAAATGCGGCTTGTATCATCGTCGCCACCTGCTGGTTTTTGAGGATGACGTACATCGTGATTGCCAGCGTTACCCGGCTCATGGTCATACTTGACTGCTCAACGTCCTCGCGCTCCGGCACGATGTAGAGCATGGTCGAATATGGCATCGAGTCAACGTCAGGATACTCGACGACAATCTGCCCATCGGCCAGTGCCGGCTGTGGCGCAGGGTCAAGATAGGCGCGCAGGTAATCGCGCAACGCAACAAGCGCCTCAAACTCCTTGCTCATGCGATGACCCCCTTAGCGCGCAGCTTGTCGAGCTTTTTCTGCACCACACGGTCGATGTCCTCGTGCATCTGCGGTCCGCGCAGATAGGACATAGCAGGCCCCTCAATCCAGTCGCGGCCAGGCAGGACCACCTTGTGCAATCTCACCCAGCCATTTTGCCCCATAAACGTTAGGGTCTTGCCTCTTTTGGGTGTAATAGTCGCGCCCTTTGCAAGCACCCAGCCGTAGCGCGTGCCGCCCTTATATCCTTTTGTCATATCGCGCGCATTAGATGTCACGATGACGGCATTTTTGTCGCGGGTAAATTTGCTGCTAATACCTTTGTAGAGCATCCCGGTGCGTTTGCGGAGCACAAGCGGGTAGTTGCGTTTAATGACGCGCACCGCTTGCCGGCCGAGTTCCTGCAGCACGTCGCGATGGATATACTTTGTATAGTCAGCGACATAGTCGAGCGCCTCGCGCACCTCCTGCATCTCAGCCTTTATGCTGACAAATTCAGCGCCCATCAGATTTCCTCCGCGCGATAGCGCGCCAAAGGCTTAAGGTACTTGTCAAAGTTGGTGTAGTTGACAAAGGTGCGGCTCATATCGGCAAAGCTCTTGCTCGTTACGCCGATGTTGCCATTGGCCTCGGTCATTAAGAGCGATGCAATGCGCAAGACCGCCAGTTTGATTTGCTCCGGGATGTCGGTATATCCGGCAGTGTAGGTGATGACAATCTTTGCCCCGCGAGCAAAGGTTTTGGACGTCAGCTCTAACCGCGTCCGTCCGCTCACGGGGTCGACAATCGAGAGATAGTCAGACGATGGCCAAGTCTCGCCATCAACGACAAGACTGGCCACCGCAGACACCTCTGGCACTGGCAGGATGACAAAATCATTGCCCCAGCCGACCGTGCGGTATGTCCGCGCGGCTTGCGAGGGATTATATCCGAGATACTTGACGACTATATCAGACGCGGCCTCGACCAACGTGGTCTTGTATGCCGCTGTCTCATAGTTGCCAGAGTATGCATTCAACTCGTCAACCGTTACCAGTGCCATTGTATCCCCTTAGTCCAGCAACACTTTTGCAAGCGCCCCGGCGGCTTTGCTTTCCATAACGAAGCCAAAACGGACGAGGTACGCGTCGGTGTTGAAGGTGTCTGCCGGTATCGCGGCGCCTACTGCCGAGCCAGCAACCTTATCGGTATCGGTGGCGATAGGTGCGCGGGCATACATCCCATGGGTGATATTGTTGGTGAAGAGCGTTTCGGCAATACCTTTCACAACAACCCAGCACTCAGCGCCATCGGCTATTCCTGCCTCGTAGACCACGCCGACTACCCCGGACGCACCGATGGCGGCCAGCGCGAAAGCGTTATCGGTTCCCGTTGAAAGCGAGACGATGGAGCCTTTTACCGACGCGGCGCCGGTCTTGTTGGTGAGCTTGACGGCGTATCCACCTTCGGGGGTTATTTTTGCCAGCAGGGTGCCCACGCTCGACGAAAAACTGCCCGTTGCACCGGATATGGCGTTCGAAAATACGCCGTTAGCACCCTGGACATTGCCCACGGCGCTGACTACGTTTCCGACAATATTTCCGCCGGCGGTGATAGCGCCTCCGGCCTCGATTCCGCCATTCAGCTTTAGATCAGTTGCCATTGCGCGCCTCCCTTAGATGGCTTTGAGCTGGTAGCCATTGGCGGCGATGATCGGCCTACCATTCATGAACGCCACGGCCTGGAAGTACACGCCCGCAGTGCCGGGGGTGCGGATCGGCTCGATCTGCATCTCGCGCGCCACGGCAAAGCAGTAGTTTTTGAGGTCCATGCCGACGGCGACGACATCACCCGCCTCGGTGGTTTCAGGGGCGAGCGGGTCCTCGAACACGGGCACGCCGCGAATGGAGCCCTTGGTCATCAGTTCCATCTTGAGACCCTCGAAACTCGCTTCGGTGGAGAGAAGCAGGTTGGCGATGAAGGTGGGGGAAATGACGATGGTGGGGCTGAACGCTTTCTTACGAAGCGTACCGGCAAATTTGATCAGGTCCGTCCAGGTGGGCGCACCGGCGGCGGCGCAGGTAGCGTCTGAGGTTAGAGAGGCGTCGGCGAAAATCCCAAGCATGGTGGAGTCGCCAACAACCATACCGTAGTGCTGGGCGTCTACAAACGAGGTTCCGAGGAGTTCGGGAAGTTGGGCCTGGATGGACGCGGCGCCCTGGGCGATGTTTTCTGCCGAGACGAAAATTTCCGAGTAGTAGGCATAGGGAATAAGTTCGGTAACGCTTTGTTTGGCGGTACCATCTCCCTGGATTCCCGTCGCGCCCTCGACTTGCTTGGCGGGGCGGGCGGGGCGGGCGGAGATAATAGGGATGCGAACGTTGGACGCAGCGCCGTACTCGACGCGAGCCTTCGAAACAATGTCATGTCGGTCCGTGATGACTTTTTCGAACGACTTGAGAACGTTATACGCGCCAGCGCCGGAAAGGGTGAGTGATCTCCTACTGCCGCTCAGGGCGTCCTTGCCCAGGGACACAATCTGGTCGGCAACGGCGCGCATCTCGGATGCGGGTCCAACAACCTCAACCTTGGGTTTCAGGTCAGCCAGCGCCGCGCGGAATTTGGCATCAATCTTTTCGACAAGCGAGGACTCGATTTTTTCCTCTACTCTCTTCTCGACATTGGTTTCTATCTCGCGGAGCATTAGCTCCGGGGTCTTTGCTTCGGTCTTGACCTCTTTGGTTTCGTCCATGATAATCTCCTTTAGAGTTTTTGCGACGCTGCATAGAGTGATGCCAGCAAGTCTCCGGCCAAGGTGCTCTGCGCGGCCTCGGTGGTGGACGGGCTCGGCTCTAACAGCGCCCGCAGCTTTTCAATGGTATCTTTAACGACCGCAAGGTCGTTTGATTCAATGGTTTCTTTTGCAAGCACGGTTTCAAGTTTGTCGAGGTCAACGCCCCGCACCGCCCGCGCCATGCTGGTGGTGTCCTCATAGGCTGGCCATGCAACCGCAAAGCTCACCTCAAGTAGGCGGACCTCGGTCAGGTAGTGCACCTCTTTCCCGTTCTGGATTTCAGTACGCTCGTTGATAGGGTAAAAGCCAAAACTCATAGTTGTTACATCGCCCCGCCGCACCGTCTCCCACACGTCATTGGCAAAGGTCGTGTTCGGCAGGTCAACCTCGGCAAGTAAGCCGTCTGGTGTTGACGTCAGCCGGAGCGTGCCAGCCTTGACGGAGCCGAGCACCTTACTTGCATCATGCGACACCAGGGCCTTGACGTCGGCGCGGTCAGAGAGCGTCTTGTCAAAAGCTGTTGGAGTGACGATCTCGATAAAGCCCATGTCAACACTAGGCTTGTTGTACGGGATGAGACCGACCAGCCTGCGCGGCTCGCTCTCAGTAGCCTCGCGGATAGTTATCTCAGCTTGGTAGGCAAGTTTTCGGAGTTGCTTTTTCATTGCTTCTCATCTCCTGCGCCATTGTGCATGGCAAGCTTTGACTGCGCAAAAAACGCTTGCACGTTATCAACCGTCAGTGGCCAAAGGTTGGCCGGCACAAACGTATAATCGCCAGCATCAACCGCGGATAGGTCGAGCGCATCGCGCGCCTCATTAATCGTGAGCAGTCCGGCTTGCACCTCTTTGGCGAGATACTCGACGGTTGTCTTGACGTCGGACTGTAGCATTGCCTTGTAGTCATATTTGCAGTATAGAGCGGTCTCGGCTGGGTCGAGCAAACGGTCAAAGCTCTGCTCAATGTGCGTGCCCAGCGGCTCGATGGTGTCCGCCAAAAACTGCAGCTGGTTTGCCTCTAAACTGTTGTACTTGTTGGTCTCGGACAGCAGGGAGTACGGCACGCCAAAGCCTTGCGCGATTTGCCTCTCAATCATCTCCTTAAGCGACTTGATGTCGGTGTACAGGTTTTGCGTCTGGTCTATGGTCGTCAGCTTGGTTCCTGGCGGTGGGATGATGGGCTTGCCCGCATTCGCCGCCCCATAGACAAACTTTTGGACTGCCGGGGCGATCAGCGCATATGCCTCGTCTAGTTTTTTGCCAGTCCATGCATCGCCCATTTCAACGACTGTGCGCTTGCCGATGCTGTTTCCAAAGTACATCTTGATGTATGCCGTCAACGCATTATCAAGCATAATGAGGTCGCGGTACTTTTCCTCTGGCGCGACACCATAGACGACGCCGTTAATGGTCTTGGTCGCAAACGGGTAGGGGATATGGAGCACGTCTCGGTCAGTATAGGTCTGCTGTCCGTACTGGTAGACTATCCTGCCAGACAGGTTTGACGGTCGGACCGCGCGCGGATCAAGCCGCTCAAACAGGATCTGCCCGCCAGCCTTGATGATGTGCAGGTACGCATCGCCCCGCATAATATCGTCGATGAGCTGCGAATAAAACTGGATGGGCGTCATGTTTGGGTCTGGGTTTTTGAGCGCGGCAAAGAGCGGATGATTAACAACAAGCGAGCGCCCGCCGCCCTTGCGATGTGTGTAAAGCTCAAGTTTTAGCGACGCCAGCGTCGAGACTATCTTGCGGAGGCACGCCTCGGCGGTGGGATTCAGGTTGAGGTAGGGAAAGTTAAAAATGTCGGGCGAGCTGACGTAGTCGACAGTGCCAGCCGCCCGAACTTGAGGAGGTGTGCGCCGAAACAGGTGCGAGAAAAACGCCATAGTCCCTCTATCATCACGACAGTGGAATACTAAGTCTATCTATAAGATAGTCCTAATAACTATATACTCTCAATATTTCTATTTGTCAATAGATTATAGTTTTTTTGTCGTAGTATATGCCCGCATATCACCCCCTAATACTCAATAGCCTCAAGAGCTTTGACCTGCTCCTCAACGTCATCCTCGCCCTGCTCAAGCTGGCCGAGCAGGACTGCCAGCGCCATGACTGACGTATCCACCCCATCGATGCGCAAATTGCTTTGCCGGTAGTTAACTTTCTCGAAATATGTGTTGCCCAAGCGGTCGTTGATAATCCGCGCACAGCCAGCCATCCAGCGCATGACAGGGTTGTCATCAATAAGTTTTTGCTTGTAGATTAGCTCAAGCCACTGTTTGTTTGCCGGCGATATTTTTTTCCAGCCTTGCGCAAAAGGTATCAGCGGTAGCTGCGGCAGCTTTTCCTCGAGCCGCTCGACAAACCTTGACGCATGCGCCACGTCATAGGTGAGCCCTATCAGGTGATAGCGCTCATAGTCCTCGATGATGTCCTGCTCAAGGTACCCATAGTTGATCACCCGTGAGCCTGCCCCGTCCTCGGTCGGTATGATGTAGCCTTGCTTAATCCAGATCCTCACTTGCTCGGTCTCGATGCGCTGCTTATTTTCAACCGCGGCGGCAGGGATGTAAAACCGATGCTTGGCGAAAAACTTATCTATCGGCTTGACATAAAAATAGATTGTGTACGCCGTATAGTCGTCAATCTTTGACAAGTCAACCGCGGCGACGGCTGGATACTTGGTGAGCTTATCCGGCGTTAAATAATCGGCGTACTTTTTAGCGTTGTCCATCGCCGGCCGCCAGTCGTCCTCGGAGATGTCCGCGCCAGAATTCTGCGACCAGATGTTAAGCTGGTAGGCGAAAAATGATGCTTCCTCAATCGGATTTTGCCGCGCCCTGTCGCGCTCCTCGATGAGCTTGCGCAGCGGCTTGATGGCGTCAAGCGCGGGATTTGCTTTGATGTAGTAGTCAGGATTCCATCGGTCGTCGTGGTCATCAAGCTCATAGATGAGTGGCAGGTAGTTGCGCGCCTCAAACTTACCGGTCAGGACATTGCGCGCGCGGTCGTACTCGGCGCGCCCAGGATTTTGCATGGAGGTCTCGGCGGTAGTAAGGCTGATGCGGATGGCATTTTCGCGCACCTGCCCCGATGCAATCTTGGTGATAATCTCGCCAGTGCGATAAGAGGCAATCTCGTCAAAGAGTGCAAAGGTCGCGTTAAATCCTTGTGCCTGTTTTGCCCGTGTCTCCGGGATGATGCGGATTTTTGATCCGCCGGTATAGTATTCAACCGTCAACGGTGGAGACTCCCTGATGCCAATCTCTTTGTTGCTTAATGCCTCGGCAAGTGTTGGCGTATTGCGGATATATTTGCATATTGCCTCAAACGCTATTTTAGCCTGGTTGTAGTCGGTCGCCACAAGGATGACCTGCGCGGCAGGAACGTTTATCAGATTGTGGAGAGCGAGGCCAGCAGAGAGCGCGGTTTTGCCATTTTTTTTGGCGATGAATAAAAAGGCGTCATTGTGTAAAATATGCCCGGTGTCTGGCTCGCGGAAGCCATAGAGCCCAGCGATGAAAAACTTTTGCCACAGCAAGAGCCTGATTTTTTGTCCGCCCTCATCGGCGACAAGGCGCTCAATAAATCGCACTACTGCCTTGACTGCTTTATCGTCATATGCAAGCTGGCCTTTTTTAACTAGCTTGATGCGCTCCTCGATGCGCTTGACGCATAGGTTTGTCATCGCACATACATCTTTTGGGTGCGCTTTCACCCAGTCGATATAGTCAGTCAGCTCCTTCACTCTCACCCTCCATCATCTTTTCGGCAAGGCTCTTTTGCTGTCCGCTTTGCGCCTTTGCCAATGTCGCGGCGATTGACTCGCGACCGCGGGGCGTAACGCCAAAGCGGAGCATCGTGTCCGAGTAAAAGCTGGCCTCGGCGCGCAGAGTGCCAGAGATGGTCTTGTATTTATTGGCCTCGTCAATCGGGTCAATCTCGTTAAGCGCGCGCTGTAGTTTGATAGCGTTTTGCAGGCTTAAAAATGCAAGCTCTAGGGTCTGGATGTCCTCGGCGGCAAGCCTGCCGCTCGATGTGAGGATCTGGCACATCTCGTCCCAGAGCTGACGCGCTTTTAGCTCAGTCAATGTATCAGGGCATGGCGGAGGATCAGACAGCGTATTAAGCTTAATACGCGGGACCACTCTGTCGCGGCGATCGTTCACAAGATCAGATACTGGCTTTCTTTTTGCCGGCATATATTCCCCCTAGAGATTTTGGCTTTTTGCCAATTCGCATGAGAGCGGTAGTGGCGCATGGCTGTATAAAAAAGTATACACCCTTTTTTACAACGGGTATCCGGTCATCGCCGCCAATGCCCACAAAACTCGCGTTTTTGACGCGTCCGATTAGCTTAGGCATACTTGGATACCTTTTTCGCTGTCGACATCGTCAACTCGCGATTTGGTGGGCGAAAGTCTGCGGAAACTGGCAATATTTCCTTTGCCTGCGCGCCTTGGATTGTGCCCAAACCTGTACTGATGCAAAACGCAGTTTACCATCTTGCACTCGCGGACCGATGCAAAGCTCCCCGGCTCACCGCAAGCTAAGCAATAAGCCCGTATCGCTTTGAGCGGCGAAAGCGCCTGCCCATGCCCTCGATGCCCGCTGCGATACGGAAACAAAATGCAATCCTTGCTTTGGCATTTTTGGACCTCGTAAGCGCTGCCAAGACAGCAATCAAGGCAATGCTGCCTGATAGCCCTGCGTGGAGATACCTTATCGCTTGCCATGTTTAGCCTCCTTTGCCTCTGCCGATGTCATCCTGGCATGGCAGGTCTCGCAGAGTACCGTCAGGTTGTCGTGGTTGTAGAACAGCTCCTCATCACCCTTTGGCGGCGTGATATGGTGCACGTGCAACCTGTCTGTCGCCCCGCATAGTGCGCAGCATCCGTTGGCCTGCAGCACCTCGCGCCGTAGCTTGCGCCAGCGTGTTGTGTTATACAGCGCCTCATTCGGCCGCTCGGCTCCAGCCCATTGCGGTTGCCTCGCATCAGCCTTGCGCATCTCTGCCGCTCGACCGAGCGCCGCGTGCTGCTTGCAGTACGTCCGCGGGGTGTCGACAATGTGCGTACAGCCGGGATATTTGCAGAGATAAGCCCTCATAACACCTCCAGCCTTATCACCGCGCCGATTGACTGGTTAGCGCTCTCGTATCGCTTGGTCGAAACAATCGCCGCAACCTGCGCATCGTCATGCCAGACGCCGGCATTGCTCAGCGCGTCCATTGTGCTTTTGAGCAAGTTGTCTAGATCTGGCTTGACCGTCACATAGTCATCATGCTTATGCGCCTGCGGCCGCGGCAGATAAAACTCAACCTCAAGCCGAAGTGCTCCTGTGGCAAATTGTCCGCGATACAAACTTGCCGCAAGCATGACTTGTCCTTTCCACGCGTCGGCCGTGCTAGGCGTATAGACGCCGGCATGCTCGCCACGCCGATATGCTCTTACACGGGGCTGAGGGGCCGGCTTGCCATGGATAACTAGCGTCATTTTGTCTCCTTCGCACTATTGCATTCTCCATCTAACACTGCTCTCTCGTATTCCTGCCATTCCTCACGTGTCATATACGCCATACGATAGCGTGTCGCAGCATGGCTTTCGTCAAGTTCCGGCGGCGGTGAAGAGAAAATCACTTTCAGCCTTGAGAGAAAACAGCGGAACCAAGATTGCCTGTTAGGGGTTGCCGGATTTTTTGCTATCATTTTTGCGCCTCCTTTTGGCGTTTTATTTTCCGCCAGTCCGCCCAGCCGAATTGCAGCAATACGCCGTTGTCAGTCAGCCGGCTCATGACGTCGCCCGATAAGTAGTTTTCCAGACAGTCGGGGCATCCTCCGTTCGGGCAGTGTTTGCGCACGTGTTTGTTGCTGATGATTATGGTCGGCAGTCCTCGCGTGTGCCGCTTGTCGATTATGTAGCTCAGCCAATTTAGCTCTGCATCGCTACCTTTCGTCCGACCCACCTCATCGATTGCCAGCATCGGCAGCCGTGCAAGCTCATCCACAATCTCAAGCTCTGTCTCATCAGCGCGCGGAGAATAGCTCTGCCTGATGCGGGTAGTTATCTCATACATTGTGTAGATCTTGCCCTTAAGCTCTTTGACCGCGGCGATAGCAAGGTGTGTCTTGCCTGTCCCATTACTGCCGGTCATGACGATCTGCTGTATCTCTCCGGCGATCAGGCGCTTGACGGTCTGCACGGCTTTGACTTGCTCCGGTGTATCAGCCTGGTAGGTGTCGATGGTCGCGTTGTAGTACTCAGGCTCGATGTTGGCGCTCCGCATCGCCTCGTCCGTACTTGTCGCCTCACGTGCCTGCTCCTCGCGATCTAGCTCCTTGTCGCGCTCTCGTGCGCACTCGGGGCAGCCCAGCGTGATAACTGTCCCACCGGGCATATTGATCCCAAGTGGCTCATACTCAAGCTGATGCTTGTCACACCACACCTTACACCTCCTCCATGTCAAGCATGGGCTTTGTGAGCACTTTTGAGTTGCCTTGTTGGTTGTTTCGCTCCCACGTCCTGACAGCCGCGCGCCAGTCTTTCATTGGGTTTTTCCCCACACGCCAGCCGTTTGACTCGTAGTAGTCTACAAACTTTTGTGCATCAACAGTGTTGCCACGCTCCGCGCAGTAGGCTTGGACGTCAGCAAGTGATGGTTTTTCGAATCGTTTGCGCCCTATATTATCTGTATTGGTATTGTTGGTATGGTATGGTATGGTATGGTATGGTTTCATGACTAAGCCATGATTCGTCATGACGTCGTCATGATTTGTCATGACTTTGTCGTGATTGAGCTGGTCTTTTATCTGCGCAATTTTTGCCCGGAACTCTCTGTTTGACGTAATAGACAAGCTCATCCGCTTGGCAAGTTTGAGGCAAAATATCCTATTATCAGAGCAGGTAAAAAGCCCTAGCTCGATGATGTGTTTCATGATTTCCTCGACCAGGTCTTGCCCTGACTGGGTCGCAGTGCCCTTGATATGCAAATCGTCAGCGATAATCTCAGAGTCGTGCTCAAGCTCGAAAGTCAGGTTTGTCTCTGATACGTCGTTAGCGATAAGCTCAAGGCAGTGGAAATACACTGCATATCCAACCGCGCCATATCTGATGAGTAGCTTTTTAATCTTCGCGTCCTGCGTTGCGCCGCTGTCGTGTTGAAACCATTTCATAATACACCCCTAATATTCAAAATTCCTTTGTGACATAGTTTTAAGTTCTTGTGCCTGAATATCTGTAATTACGCTTATAGTAATCATATTAACTAATGGCCAGTATATTATTTGAGTTCCGTTTCTTGTATTTTGAATTAAAGGATATTCTATACCATTAATAATTTTAGGTTCTTGCAATTTTTGTAAATTATTGCCATATATTTTCATCTCATATTCATCAATAAAAAGAAGCCAAAATTCAACATTATGCTGTTTTGCAAAATCTAAATATTCATAAAAATGTTTTAGATTAATCCCTGTATCTTGATAATAGGTTCTTCTGGCCTTTGCTTTAACATCTAGGGCAACAACCTTTTTTTTATTTTTTATTGCCATCATATCAAAAGCATGGGCGCCATGAGTAACAGGCCGATAAACTACGAATCCTTTAGACTCCATTAAATTTTTTATTATATCTTCGGCAAAACTGCCCTTTACTAATGCTTTTTCAAAATTTGTTTGTATCATTACCAAATACCTCCCAGCCTTTCCTGATCTCGCGCGAAAAATAGTCAAGCTTTCTTCCAACGGTAATTTCTTCAACCATTTTATAAAAAGATTCCGGCTTTCTGCTATGCTCTCTTCTTGCTTCTGTTATTATATCACGATAGGTAGTATTATTCCAAAATGGCTTTCCTTTTATTCCAATTAAGCAAAATTCACATTGCATTCTAAGCCATGCACCCATGCCCATTTTTTCTTTATCCCAAACTAAACACGCCTTATAGATAAATCCCCATTTATCCATAAGTTCTTTTGCATCCCAAATAAACTTATGGGTTGTCCAAAGAAATAAAACACAATCATTTTTTGCTGGAAGTTCTATTTTTAATAATTCTTCTTGAGACATTTCAGGATATGGGCTAGCAACTCTGCTTGCTTCTGGGTCGTACTCCCTGCCATAATTCCAAGGTGGGTCAATAACAATTACATCAAATAACCCATTAGGTTTTTGCAACTCTTCTTTCTCAATAACTTTTTTTTGCTCTTCAATTTCCTCTTTACGCTTTGCAACCTTTTCTTCTTTTTTAATTTTTTGATATGCGCCACCAACCGTCTCCTCCCCAGCTTTCACTAACTCCCAAACCTCTGGTGCTTTGGTGCGCACCACCTCCGCCTGCGCCACCTTGCCAGTGCTCATGCCCAAGCTCTCCGCGATAATTGCACGAGTATTGTGCGGCGGATTGCCGGTTTTGTCATTTATTGACAAAAGCGCCACTTTTTTGTATTGATTGCCATGATCTCCGCCGGCCATAGATTTTTTTTGTAGGCCAATCTCTAATAGGTCCTGTTTATTGCCCAGCTCCAGCTCAATCTTCCAGCCGTCAGTAAGATTACGACGTGCTAGCTGATTTTTACGTATCCAAATACGCGCCTCTGCGCGCGATGCGAACTCAATTTGCTGTGTTTTGTATGGGATATTGTGCTTAGTGCAAATCTCATATCTATTATGCCCATCAATCAGGATGTCACCCCACACAATCAGCGCATCTCTGCAACCCTCGGTAAGTATACTTGCCTCAAGACCAGCGCGCTCATCGGGTGTAAGTGGCGGAATCAGTGATTTAAATTCTGGATCAATTTTCAATATACCCATCATAAAATTATTCTTCCATCAGCCTTTTTAGCTTCTCTCTCGCCATCTGCAGGTAGAGCCTTTGAATCCGATCCGCAGGAAGGGAGTGCCTTCCGATGTCAAGGGTTTCGATGACGATTTCATCTGACATTTTTCTCCTCCCTTTCCTCGCACCGCGGGCAAAGTGTCCGCGATGCAACATCCTGATCGCGTGTCTGCTCAGCTTTCGACACCCTTCCCCACGTTTCGACCGCGTAGACATGCCCGCACCGATATACGATGCGGTAGGTAAAGACTCTGCCGTTTTTGACACTCATCTGACTACCCTTTAATAGAGCCCAATCCGCTTATTGTAGATTTGGTGAGCCGCCCCACCAAATACCCTATCGTTCCATTGCTTTATCGCCCGCTCAGGGTCTTGGTGGCCGCGCCAGGCAAGCAAGGTGACCATACGCAGATAGTCCTCTGCGTAGGAAATATGCCGAGCTATTTGCCCAGCGTCATTATGCTTGTCCATATACTTGTCCATTATCGCCTCCTATTACCTAATCACCAGCGCCTCGCCCCGCTGCAGCTCGATACCCGGCACTTCCTCGCCATTTTTAAGCGCATCGCGGATGGCGAGCTTGTCTATCTCAATTTTTACTCGGTGGAATTTTTCAGGGACCGCTAATACGTCGATTATACTGATAGCCGGCGTAGTCGGCTGGAAACGGAGTTTGAAAAGCCCAGCCTTAAGCTCTTTTAGCCCGCACAGCGTCATCTGCGCGGCAAGGTAAGCTTTAAGCCTCTCAGCCTTGTTTTCAACGGCTCGCCGCTTTTTATAGAGCGCGGCCTCCTCGGCCTTTAGCGCATCTGCTTCGGCTGACAAGTTGCGGATATATCGGACGATGTTGTCCGCCTTTTCCGTCAACTCGCCCTGCAACTCATCCAGCGCGGTCATTATCGCGCCGAACTCGTCATCGCTCTCCGGTTCCATGTCCAAAACCTGCCGGTACATCCCGGCGATCTCATACAGACTTGCCATTGCACACCTCCTTAAAATATTGGGTCTGGCTCTTGTTCTAAGAGCTCGATAAACTTTGACCAGTCGTGGCCAGACTGCGACCAAAGTTGTTTTTGGGTCACCTCGATAATGGCTTTTTGCCTGATAAGCTCTTTTGCTCGATTTTTGAGCGCCAGCTCGTCCCAATAGCGACTTGCTGCGGGCTTAGAGGCCGCGGATTGCGCGGTCTCTTGCTCGGCTTGCTGGGTAGGTTGCTGGGTGGCTTGCGGGGCAGGATTGTCTACAAAAGTATACTCCATCTCGCTGGCAGGTTTGGTCTCAGCCATATCCTGGACCTCCTCTACGGTGAAGGTCCCGACGCAGACTCCAGGATAAATTGTTCGCACGCCCTCGCTGATGACGCGAGCGCGGAGCATCTGGCGCGGGTAATTGCGCCAGTTATCCTTGCCTAACAGCCCCGCCCGCTTGGCGCGCTCAAGGTCCCAATCGATGGTAACCTTGCCGCCCTGCGGGTGGGAGAATTCGGCGACAGCTTTGGTGTCCGATAGCTCCACCCAGTGGACAGTGCCGCCCGCCTGCTGGAAGCGGGCAAGGATGGAATCAGCCTTGAGCGCCGGCCTGCCCTGGATGATATGGTAGTCGCGCGCGGCTTCGAAAGGATTTCTCCCTTCGGCCTGCGCGACCAGCATCAGCGCGATGGCCTGCTCCGGAGTTTTAACCCCAAAGAGGCCGGATTTGGCGATGTAGTTCCCTGCACGCTCAATATCTTGCAATGCTACGATCTCACTCATCTTTGCCTCCAGCAATAAAAATGTACACTGGCTTTGTCCGATAGAAAGAGATTGTAACCTCGTATCTATTCATTTCCTCCTCCTGCCCTCGTCTATAGCTCCAATTACAATTTCGACGAATAGTGTCAGCACAATCAAAGCTGCTACTACAGCGGCTAATGTGCCGAACCAACCGTCGAGCCATTTGTCTAGCGCCGCTGCCGCCTCTTTACTGGACAAGATTATCAGCGCAGGGGCAACCAGCAGGCAACCGCCTACCAGTATACCAGCAAGCGCCTGATGTTTATTCCACCAGATGCGACGCCGCTCAGCCTTCCACTCTTTCCTTGTCATTTTGAGCCTCCCATTCACTCAACGCTGCACGATATCCACGTTCTAGCAATTTATGATGATCTAGCAGCATTGCTTCAACAACATCCTGCGATGCGCCGCCCATTAATGTCTCTATGGCGGCCAGATATCCTTGTGCTGCTGTTGCGCCCCCTGAGCCTGGATACTCGATAAGCATTCTTAACGCCTCATACTCATTTTTCATTTATTTCCTCCTTTTTTTTCTTTGTCCGCCCGCCCTTCTTCCCGTTTTCGCGGGCGGCGGCCGCCTTCCGTTCAGATTTTACAGAGCCACCGGCCCTGCCAAGGATCCGCGCGGCCTCGCGCCGCGCTTCTCTTTCATCCATCTCAACCTCCTGCAAAAAACCCCGGCGCCTTATCGCGCCCGCGGGCTATACGGCGGGCGGGAATCGAACCCGCCCTTTGCACCAGCCGCCGTTAGTCCTGCCACTCGCAGGGCAGGATCTGTCCCTCTACGATCCCGGGCTTGTGAGAAATGTCATTACAATACCTCCTCGCTGTCATTATTGGGGCTATTTAAGAAGCCCCACTCTTTCATTGTAAATCTCTCCTTCTTGACGGATTCCCCATCAAAAAGAAACTGGATGACGAACGACCCGTCCCGTCCGTCGCCGATTAAAACAACCCGCTGCCCATGCTCCATAATGGCAGCAAAGGCACAGCCTGATTCAAGGGCGTTGTATGCATACGCCCAGGCAATGATCTTGGCTGTCGTGGCTTCCTTGTCGAGGCCGATACTGCCCCGGAAGTCACTTTCCCCGCCTGCCATCAGTAGCACCCTGTTGGTGCTGTCCTCTCCGGGGACTATCAGAATCGTCCCCTTTTCCTTGGTTTTGATGACTCGGAACCCGTTCTCCGGCAAAGTTCCGTCCTTCGCCGGAGCCAGCCCGCCCATTACGGGCAGCATCGCCATGTCGTGGCGATGCCGCCCGAACACTAATTCAACAATATAACGTGGGAACTTCTCAGTATCCCAATGCCAGTAAGTACCCTCGAACATGATATGTTTCATATTCATACCTCCTCCCTACACCTTAAATATACACCCTAAGCGCTTAGAGCGCAAGAGGAAAAAACAGTTTATTTGATATTTTTTGCAGAAAACTACTACACAAATTTGTAAAAACTACTAAACAGAATTTCTGTACAGAGCCTCCCTTGCGGCCTAGGTAGCGGCAGGGCTGTCTATAGGCGGCATATTGCGCTGCCACTGCTCCAATAATGGCCTCTCCGCTTCGCTGATCTTTTCGACTCGATAATCGAGCAGGATTGCTGACGTGTAATCGAGCACCCCGCCGTCCTCTAAGACTATTACCGGCATACCGTAGCTCGATGCCGGATGATCCGTCGTGATTGTCGCCTTGATCGTTGACCTCTCAGTGTCCATGAGCCCTAGATAACTTAACTTCATTTCGCGGCCTCCTTAGCGTTGATTTCATCTCGGAGCTTGCGCCACTCTACCTGGGCGGCGTACACATCGGCGGGGATATTCACTTCCTTGTTATCCAAGTACACGCGGCTCGGCCTATTGTATTTGGCATTGCCTTCGTACACTTTTCCGTTCCAGTGTGGATTACCGAACTTTTCAGCAATCCACGCCCGAAGCGGAGACTGCCCAATTTCGGCTTTCTTTGCGGCCTTGATCTTCTCGGCTTCGGCCGCGACGAGCTTGTCCCTCATAGCGGCGATGTCCATGTCAGAGATACCGTTAACAACCGGGTACTCGCCAAACTTGAGAGCGTCGGCGATGGCGTCGAGGGTTTTTACCTCGATGACTTTATGCCAGACCTTCCATTCTTTTTTCGGGTGATCAAACAAGCCAAACATCCCCGACATTGGGGCATAGCCAAAACTAAAGCCCAGCGCCTTGAGGTTTTCTTTTTCGCGGTACGTGCCACCCTCGGCGACCGCATTGAGTAGGATTGCTTTGTTGTCGGAGAGATTTGCAGTGGCGAGGCTTACACGGATCTTTACCGGCGTCTCATCCGCCATAACCTTTTCCATCTGCGCCTTGCGGTAGCATTCGGGGCAAAGTCCGCGCTCCATCCATTCTACTTTCCGCCTGCGTTCGTCACCCGGCCCATAAAACTGCTGCCGCTCGCTATGCCCGCAACTGTAATTTACCATTTCCCATGCCATACCGTACCTCCTCTCTCATCCTTTCTGATTATAATATACACCCTAAGGGCTTAGGTTGTCAAGAGGAAAAATAAAAATTTTTGCGATTTTTTGCGAAAAATTACTATACAAAATGGGGAAAACTACTAAACAAAAAAGCCCCGGCGAGGAGGCGAACCGGGGCGCTGGATACTGCCAGCACAGCTTGCCTATACACACGAGTGCATAAACTATGCACAGGTATATGCTTCCTGTTCATTATTCCTAGTGCGCGATTAAGTAGATAATCCCGCCACCAAGTACGATATTTGCGATGACTGATATCGCCAGCTTAAGGTTGGCTGACTGCAATTGGCTTTCGCAAATCTTGAGAGATTGCGTCGATTGCGTCAACGATTGCTCTAATCTTTGATATGCTGTCTCCCGCTCGGCCAACCGCATCTTGTGCGCTTGCAACTCGGCCTGCGATGCTGTCAAGTCGCTGCTGATACTCGCTATTTGCAAGCTCAAGCTGTCGATTTCGGCTCTCAAGCTCGCTATTAAGCTGTCGAACTGCTCCCAGCTCGCGGCTGGTTGTGATTGCGCTGTAAGCGGCGACAATAAGCAACAAGCAAACAATAACGATAGCAATGTCCTTGCTGATTTTGTCATTCATCTAGCCCTCCTTCAAAATTTTGGCGTAATTTTGGTAGTCCGGTGTCCATTTTTACGCCGCGCGAACCATCCGGTATCGCCGGATAGTTGATGCCGCGCAGGTCGCTGATTGTCGTCAAGCCGAGTAGCACCAGCACCACCAGCGCGCAGCC